GCTCGGTGGATTAAGCGATATAGCCGGAAAGTGCGAGCGGGGCGATTGGGTTAGGCTTGTTAACAGGATTGGTGGATAAACATGGAAGACCGGCTTAGATTCAACAACATAGACAAAGAGATAAAGCTGATAAAGAGAGCGTTAGCGTTATTGATCGCTGTCGGTCCGCTTAACAAGTTTGCCAGAGCGGAGCACATCGATGAGATAACAGATATAGTGCGTAAGCTCGACAGCGAAATCCATGCTGACTTTTATGGAAGTAGGGGAGAATAATGGCAAAAGGATTAAATTTAACAGACACAAGGATCAGGGAACTCTACATTTGCGTGGTTGATGACGCTTCAGGCAACCCGGTTGACGCAAGAATAAAGACCCTTGTTGCAATTATGGACGAAAACGGCAAACTTGTGTCTCACGAAACCTCTGAGGAGATGTTCAGCACCATAAGTAACCAGAGAAAAGCTGCTTTGAACAATTATTTCAGGCTTTCCTCGCAAAAAGAGAACCAGGACAGGGTAAACGAAAGCAGCATTTCGTGGGTTGACCTGTAATTTGAGGAGGGGGCATGAATTTTGCGGTAATACCGGTAAGGATGTCAAGCACCAGATTTCCCGGTAAGCCCGTATACAACATATGCGGGATACCCATGCTTTCGAGGGTATACGGTTCCGTGGTTACATCCCCGATGCTTGACGGCGTGTGCGTGGCACACCCAAAATTTGACAGGGCGATTGATTCTGTATGTGCTGTAGACGCCATCCCGCACGTCGGCACGTTAAAAAACCACCCAACCGGGTCTGACAGGGTGTTTGAGGCTTGCCAGAGGCTTGGTATAAAGCGCGGAATAATCGTAAATGTCCAGGGCGACGAGCCGCTTATAGCGCACACGCACATTTCGCAGATTTTGGGCATGTTTTCCGACCCGAAGGTTCAGGTGGCGACGCTTGCGCGGAAGGTTGTGCAGGGTGAAGGGGATGATTCCGACTGTGTCAAGGTGCGTTTTGACGGAACCATGAGGGTTTTTGACTTTACCCGGTCTTTCGGGGATTATGTCTGCATGGGGTTGATGGCATACCGGTTTTTCGCTCTCGCTGATTTTGCCCGTGCGTTTCAGACGGACGCGGAAAAGCGAAAAAGCGTGGAATTGCAGCGCTGCCTTGACCTTGACATACCGGTTCATGTCGGTATAACGACTGTGGAAACGGTCGGTGTCGACCGCAAAGAACACGCAAAGAGGGTTGAAAAGATATTAGAGGGGGGATGATGGATTTTTCAAGGTTTTTTCTGATTGCGGGGCCTTGTGTAATCGAATCATTTGAGCACCTATACGAAGTCGCAACTCATATAAAAAAAATTACTGACAAAATGGGCGTCCGATGGGTGCTTAAATCTTCATACGACAAGGCAAACCGCACATCGATAGAGTCGTTTCGCGGGATCGGCATGGGGAGAGGCATGTCTGCGCTCTACAAGGCGAAATCCATGCTTGACTGTGAGGTGACGACCGACTTTCACAGTGTCGAACAGATAGAGTCCTACGGCACGACGGTTGACATTGTGCAGGTTCCGGCGTTTTTGTGCCGTCAGACAGACATCATTGAAGCTGCCGCAAGGACGCAAAAGCCCGTAAATGTCAAAAAAGGACAGTTCATATCCCCAGGGGGCATACCCGATATTGTACGCAAACTTTCTGATTGCGGTTGCGGAGATATCCTCATTACAGAAAGAGGAACACAATTCGGATATAGTGATGTGGTTGTCGATTTTAGACGATTCCACATGCCGACTCCATGGGTGGACGTTCTGGACGTGACGCACAGTGTGTCAGATTGGAGACAATCGCTGCCGCTTGCAAAGGCCGCTCTCGCTCTTGGTGTCAGGGGGATATTTTGCGAGGTTGGGTCTACCATGTGCGACGAGAATCGGTCAATCCCGCTTGAGGAGTTTGAGCGGTTTCTTGGGGAGATTGCGTTTTACAAATATTTTAACTGAAGGTCGAAAATGCCCAAAAAGCTTGAAAGATGAGTTAAAAAAGTAAAGTCGAAGAACCGCAGGTCGCGGAAAAAAGTTAACCCATGGGGGATCTGCATCAAGTCAACAGGGCAGAAACCGCACAAAAAGAAGAAATAAGTTTGGGGGGCATACTCCTGGTGGGCGTTAAACACCCCCTTCGGCGTCCGACGGGGTATTGGCCCCCCATATTTTAAATATGAGCGACACACTGCCACATGATTGGTTGCCGGCGATAACGTGGACACACTTCCTGTACAAGCAGCAGAAGGAATTTCTGGCGTCCGACACATGGCAGACGTGGTTTATAGGGGGCAACGGAACAGGCAAGACGCTTGTCAAGTATCTCAGCGACACCCTGCACATGCTTGGAATGCACCCCAGACCTGTTGGCAAGCCGCCCATAAAAATAAAAGCCCTGGTCCCTTCGTTTGACAACGTCGAGGACGTGGCGTTGGAAAAGTTGCTTGAACCACAGCGGGTGTTGTTTCCCGTTCCGGTTGCCCCCAAACAACTTGCGTGGATCAATTTTTTAGAAGAAAGCAAAGCCCTGCTTGACGGGGACATCAACAAGGGGTGGATACTGATCGGCCCCCTGCTGCCAAAGTCGATGATGGTAAGGGGCAAGAGGGGGGAGTACACAAAGGAACACCGCGGAATCGAACTGAAGAACGGTTCTTCGATCTGGTTCGCCACTTCCGAACAGGGGTGGATGAGCCAGCGGGGTGGCGAACAGGACATCCTGTCACCCGATGAGGAGCCTGACGAGCGTGTGTTTGACGAATTAAAACGTGGACTTAGGAACGCAAAAGGCGGCGGTAGGATAACCGCTGCGATGACCCCGCCGTTTCAGGCGGGTCAGGGTCCGACGTGGACGAAGGAAAAGGTTGTCGAGGCGGCTTTAAAAGACCCGGACATAACTGCGATACGGGCTTGCATGGCCGACAACCCTGCAATAACCCCGACGTTTATCGAGCGGTTTTCAAAGGGCAAGTCTCAGGAACAGATAGACGTTCAGGTTTACGGCAAGTACCCTTCATGGGGGGATCTGGTGTACAAGGAGTTTGACGACAGGATATTCGACCCAAAAACGCTTGAGGGTCATCTGTTGCCGGAAGACACCGAGCTTCCTGATTCTTATGAGGTCGATTGGGTGATGGCGTTTGATTGGCACCCGTCAAAACCGTGCGCGGCTGTGTGGGGGTACATCGACCACGACGGGAACGCCGTGTTTTATGATGAACTTGACCAGGAATGGGCAAAGGGCAAAGAGATTTCTGAGCTTGCCGACGCATTCAGGCAGATAGAGGGATACCCCCATTCAAAGAGAAAGTTCAGAAGGTGGCAGGACCCGTCTGCAAAGACGGAATATAAATCGATTGTGCGCGGCTTCAACGCATGGGATGCGTTCAGAAAGTGCGGGATAATCACCGCAGCCGGGAAAAACCGCGACCCTGACATCGGGATAAACATCGTAAAGGAATACTTGAGGGGCAACATCCACGACCACCCCCGCGTGTTTTTTTATGAGTCGATGAAATACACCCGCCAGTACATGGGAAACCATTACTGGAAAAGGGGCAAGGAAAACCCGATGGGCAAACCAGACCCGATGTGGTCTGACTTCCCGATTTGCATCAGGTACATATTGCAGGAGGTTGGCTGGAAGCACCGGCCAGGATTTAAGAGAAACAAGTGGCCCCTGAACAGCTACCAGGGGGTTGAGCCACAGAGGAAAACCATAGATATTAGTCACTTGATATGACGGATTTTATACCAATAAGCGGTGTTCGTGACAGGCACCAAGTTATAAATCTTGGGTTGTATCACAGACACACAAAGTTTGAACAACCCGATGCAAATACGATTTATGTCGGCTTCCATTATATCCACAACGCACCAACGTCTGCAAGTGATTGGGCGGTGAAGAAAATCACTTTTTCAAGTGGGTTTCCATCGGATTCGGAGATATTGATCGGCTCCTGGGACAACCGGGCTTCACTGGCGTGGGCATGAAGATTGAACTTGAGATCGACGACAAATACAAAGACACCAACCTTTACCTTATGTGGGGCATGGTTCCGATTGCCAGAAGGTTGTGGACTAAACAATATTGGGAGTTGAAAACGCAACACTGTTCCCAGTGTGGGGAGTGTTGCAGAAGTTTAGATGGAAAAAGACATCCGTTTCGGATTGTCGATGGCGTCTGTGAGTATTTAAACACAGACAACATTTGTTCTTTGTCAGGCGCAAGACCGTTTGGTTGTTCGGTAAGCGACCAGCTTCACATACCGACATGCGCGGTGAGGTGGGAGCGGGTATAAATGCCAACTTATTACAATGTCATAACCGGATCACGCATTTGCAACGCCTCAATTGTCGACCAATCCGGGTCTGACGACAACCCTGTAGTCAACTGGACTATCGGTGACGATTTCATTCTTGCCGTCCACATGGACGACAATTCCAAGGACACCAACGGGGGTCAGTATTACATACAGTGGAAAAAGGGGGTTGCCGGTGATTGGACAACGCTGTCTGATGCAGGGGAGCTTTATTATAGCGCAGACACCGACCTTGTAAATGATTCGGATTGTGCGTATGGGGATGGCGATTGGCGGTGCAGTGACAAGCAGGGTTCGGGGTGGAATGCTGTAACAGGCAAGCAGCGCGAGGGTTCAAATGCGGTAGTTGAGTTTGACGGTTCCGATGAAGATGAAATAGAGCACCAGTGGGCAATTAACTGCGATGGGGCAACTGCTGGTGTAACCTATTATTTTCAGACGATAGACCAGTCAAACGGAAACCGGGTCGATGCCATTGGTGTCACCATTACGATGGCGCAGGGGGAGGAACCATCCGAGTCGGTTAGCGAAAGCGCATCCGAATCCGCATCTGAGTCCGCCAGCGAGAGCGCATCCGAGTCTGCATCAGAAAGCGCTTCAGAATCGGCATCTTACAGTGCGTCTGCATCTGAGTCAGAATCTGAATCCGCATCAGAAAGTGCTTCCGAGAGCGCCAGTGAATCTGCCAGCGAATCGGCATCGGAGAGCGCAAGCGAATCTGCATCGGAAAGCGCTTCATATTCAGCGTCTGAATCTGAGAGTCAGAGTGAATCGGCATCTGAAAGTGCCTCAGAATCAGCATCGGAGTCGGCAAGCGAAAGTGCTTCAGAGTCTGCATCAGAGTCTGCGTCAGAAAGCGCATCTGAGAGTGCATCTGAAAGCGCATCCGAGAGTGCATCTGAAAGCGCATCCGAGAGTGCATCCGAGTCGGCGTCAGAAAGCGCGTCTGAGAGCGCAAGCTATTCAGCATCGGAATCCGAGAGTCAGAGCGAGTCTGCCAGTGAAAGCGCAAGTGAATCCGCATCGGAAAGTGCGTCGGAATCAGCGTCTGAGTCTGCGTCAGAATCAGCGTCTTATTCAGCATCCGAGTCAGAGAGTCAGTCTGAAAGCGCATCTGAATCAGCAAGCGAAAGTGCTTCAGAGTCGGCATCTTATTCAGCTTCTGCTTCAGAAAGTTACTCTGAAAGTGTTTCGGAATCGGCCAGCGAAAGCGCATCGGAATCAGTATCGGAAAGCGCATCCGAGTCCGCAAGTCCATCTGCATCTACGGGGGAATCCGAGAGCGAGTCGGAAAGTGAAAGCGCATCCGAAAGCGCTTCTGAATCAGCAAGTGAGAGCGCTTCAGAATCTGCCAGTGAGTCGGCATCGTATTCTGCGTCCGAGTCAGAGAGTCAGTCGGAGAGCGCGTCTGAGTCGGCGTCAGAAAGTGCATCTGAATCGGCATCATATTCTGCGTCGGAATCTGAAAGCCAATCAGAAAGCGCATCTGAAAGCGCATCTGAGTCGGCATCGGAGAGCGCTTCAGAATCGGCATCGGAGAGTGCATCAGAGTCTGCGTCGGAATCGGCATCTGAGAGCGCCTCAGAGTCGGCGTCAGAAAGCGCATCGGAGAGTGCGAGTTATTCAGCGTCTGAGTCTGAAAGTGCATCGGAAAGCGTTTCCGAAAGTGCGTCTGAATCATATTCGGAAAGTCAATCTGAGTCGGCTTCAGAATCCGCATCCGAGAGCGCGAGTTACTCTGCATCTGCCAGTGAGTCTGTTTCGGAATCGGCCAGCGCATCAGCGGCATGGAATATTGCAGCGGCCAGCATTTTTAGGAGCAACATACTAATTGGATAGGGTGTCTGTGATAATACCAGGAAGGTGTGAGAGGTATTTTCAAAAAACAGTCGAGTCTGTTTTGGCATCTGCCAAAGAGAGCGTTGAGGTTATTGCCGTTGTTGACGGCCCCGGTCAGAATCCACCGGTGAAAGAAACAAAGGATGTCAAGGTTATTAATTTGCCGGAATCGATAGGGCAGCGAGCCGCCTACAACCTTGGGGTGGGACAATCAAGCGGCGAATATGTAATGAAAATAGATGCTCATGCGTTGTTGTCTCCTGGGTTTGACGTTGAACTTAAAAACAATTGCCCACCGAAGACAACCGTGCTGCCGGAAATGAGGCGGCTTGACCCAAGAAAATGGGAGCCGAAAAAGAGCGGCAGAACCCTGTTTATGTATCCGGGGCTTGACCTGTACTGCCACTACTGGAAGAATTACAAAAACCGACCGGAGGCGAAAGTTGATTACCCGGAAGTGATGACCGGGCAGGGGTCGTGCTGGTTTACCACAAGGGAGTGGAACGATTACATCGGCCTTCTGGACGAGGGTGTCGGTTCATGGGGGAACGTCGGAATAGAGGTGTCACTAAGGACATGGCTTTGCGGTGGGCGCCAGGTTGCCAACAAAAACTGCTGGCAGGCACACTGGTTCAGGGTTTCGGATGGCGGGTTTCCCTATCCGTTTTCCGGTAGACAGGTTGCAAAAGCGCACCAGTACACCTGGGAAAATTATTATTTCAAGGATGACGCTTTTAAAAATCAAGTGCGTCCGTTCCACTGGTACATTGAAAAATTTGCGCCGGTTCCTTCATGGGAAGTCTATTTGCAGGATCAGTACAAGCCCAAACGGGTTATTGTGTATTATACGGACAACGACCTTGAGCGCTCTTTAGCCGATGCGGTAAGAAAACAGATAGTTAAGGCCGCCGGGCTTATCCCGATTATAAGCGTTTCCCAGGAACCGCTAAACTTTGGCACAAACATATGTGTCGGAAAAAAGCCAAAGACGAAGTTCTCGATGTATGAACAAATGCTCGAGGGTGTGAGGGCGGCACCGGATGATTCTTTCATATATTTTTGTGAACACGATGTCTTTTATCATTACAGCCATTTTATACAGATTCCAAAGACGGATACCGCGATATGGGTAAACCAGAACAAATACCATTGGAAACAGGGAGATCCACATTTTCTGAAGGCAAAAGACCAGAAAGCGTGGAGCATGACAACCGGCTCCAAGAAATATTTGTTGAATAAATTAGAAACAACTGTAAGCAACAGACAGGATGCAATAAAAGTAAGGTGGTTTAAGTATAACAGCGAGCGGCCCAATATCGACATAAGACACGACAGGAATTTAACAAGGGCCGCCACCAAAAAGAAAAAGGTTTTTAATGTCCCTGGTTGGGGGAGTCCGAAGCACTTTAAGTCAACAGCTAAATATAAAGGGACAATGCGTTTTGATATTATTCAGTGGCTGATTGATTTTTATGAATTTACTTCCTATCTCGAAATTGGCGTTGACAAGGGGCATACGTTTAAAATTATAGATTGCGAACTTAAACACGGTGTCGACCCAAACAGCAAGTTCGCGACACATAATTTAACAAGTGACGAGTTCTTTAAAACCTGTGACCAAAAATACGATTTGATATTCATCGATGGGTTGCACGAGCACCAACAGGTAAAGCGCGATATTTTAAATGCTTTAGAACATTTAAACCCAGGCGGCGTAATTGTTGTCCATGACTGCAAACCGCGCAATGAAAGGGAACAACGTGTTCCGAAACTTCAAAACCAAAAGATCTGGGTTGGTGACGGGTGGAAGGCATTTGTTGAATTGCGTGAACGAAACGACCTGTATATGTATGTCGTTGACACAAACAACGGCGTTGGAATTATCAGGCGTGGTTTTCAGGTTCCGTTAAACCGTGAATGTGAACTTGATTGGCACAATTTTCAAAGAAACACAAGGCGTTGGTTGAAATTAAAGACGCCCGAAGATTTTAAAAAGTTTGAACACGAACTGTTTAGTGTTAAAAGATACAAACCCATGTCCATGAAAATGATGGGTAAAAAGGGTGGCAGACCCGGAACAATATGTCAGGCGTTAAGGGAGATTTATTACAATACCGATGACGATGACACAAAATACAGACTTAGGGTTTGCATGACGATGGCAAAGTCAATGTATAGAAAACTGTGTGAATATAAGGAAGCTGGCAGTGGGTTGTCCCAGTGAAGTATCGATAGGCGGAAACTTGGTATTTTCTGTTTGCAGCCACGATCCAAACACCGGGGTTCTGACAGACGCGGACGAAAATCCACTGTACCGCGTGTATGAGGACGAAACCGGAACTGCGATTCTGACCGGCACCATGACAAAGCTTGACGATGCCAACACCACCGGCTTCTATACTGAATTAATAGAATGTACTTCTGGTAATGGGTTTGAGATTGGAAAAACATACACTGTTTACATACAGGGTACGGTAGACAGTGACACTGGCGGCATTTGTTACGGGTTTAAGGTTGTTAAGGATTTTTTGTCGCTCGGTGAATTTATAGCACTTAAATAGGAAAAGGGGGTAATATGGCTTTAAAGATATTTTGCAACTTTTGTCAGACGTATATCCGGGACGGCAAGCCGAGCGAGGTCGGCCAATTAAGGGGTGACGAAATATGTGAGGATTGTTCTTCCCACATAGCGACCACGTTTGCAGAGGTGGACAAAATCGCCAAGCG